CAAAAAGAAATAGCACTTATCCCCAATACCAGCAATAAGATTACCAAAATCACTATAAAAAGTTAGGTTGTATATTACATCAGTATTTTCAACATTTACAAACTCCAATCTTAAATAACCACTCAATATCTCATATCCATCATAAGTCAATACTGCGTCCATTTTCTTACGGACATCGTAATCTGTAAATGATGCGTTGATATTAAAGAAGTGTTGGAATACATCGTTGTTATGTTTAGAACCTGGCACATAAAAACTCTTGGAATAAGTGCTATTTCTTTTTGTGATGTCTTGTATTTCAGCAAAGGATATACTTAACTTGAAATCAGTGTCCTCAAACATATCAATAGGATATGTATTCCCCGATATTGTAATGTTAAAACCTACCATATTATAATGGGTTATTAAATTGTCTTATTGGATTATAGTTAAAGGTCATATCATACTGATATAACTTGTTGTATCTGTTCTTATACTCTTCAACTGAATTACTTGTAATCTGTATTGGAACTAAATAATAGTCGTCCTTAAATCTTTGTATTCTCCACACATAAGGGGACATAAATAAATCTTGTATAATTGGAACATCGTTTTCATCAACAAAAGTTGATTGTGCCTCAACTGATGTGGTTGTCGTTTGGTCATAAGGGGTGTTTCTATACATATCACTTCCCCACTTTTGTAAGTTCGTGTTTGTAATACCATTTTTAGCATAAGTTGAAATATTCGTGCTATGACTTCTTATGTTCTTTTGTCCAAAGGTATAAGTATCAAACCCTCCGTGTCTGTTGATGAATAAGAAATGGACGGGGTCGTCAATACATTCCCCACCATATAAATCATACAACAATAACATACTATTACCATCAGCCCACGCATCTACTGGTGGTGTTCCATCACTTAACATAAATCCTTGCCAGTCCGTATTGGTTGGTATGTCTTTAACGATGTATGATTGTATCAGTTCGTTTGCTGGTGTAAATGAACCCGTCCCGTCAGATAATGGTGTAAGTTGTTGTGCTGATGTAATACTCTTTCCCGTCCCACTGAAAGTGATTAAGAAGTCCGCAGTTGAACGATAAGCACCATTTAGACCACTTATCCAATTAAGGACAATCGGACACTCCCTATGGTGTTTTCTTGAATAGATATAACCCGTTGTATCGGTTGTGAAATCCATACCCGATATGTTATAGTTTTTAGCTATACCACCAAATGTATTTAAGAACGCACCTTGTTCAATATCCCAATCTCTGTTTTCATACGCATTTTCATAAGGGTATAAATCGGGATTACTACCACTAACCCCTCTTATCATCTTGTATCGGTCAGCCCAAGTTGAGTTTAATGTTAAACTTGTTGGGTCATCACTTGTTAGTAAGTTAGGTGATGCTCCCAACCATATCGTCTTGAAATCACTACCAGAAAAACATATACCATCAATACCTTCTGTTGTATTGTAAGTCCCATCAACCCTCCAACCTACTTCAAGAGTATAAACAGCATAACCACCACAACCACTCTCTTTGGAATAGACATAAAATATATCACCCGCTGATGGTGCTGGTGATGCGGTATAAGAACCAGCATCATTATTACTATCACCAAAAGCAACGGGTGTTCCATCACTTGTGGTATGTTGATAAGTGTATCCACTGGTATAACTATATCCCGTTTCAGAATATGGACTTACATAATTTTCCCAACCATTAGCACCACTAAAACTGATGGTATTACCAGCAGGGGTAAGCGTCATACCATAATCACTTGGATAATAATAACCATCTGAAATGTATAATGTGGTTGTCCCCCCACTCAAATACTCACGACCTACCATTATTCTATAATTGGCTATTTGTCGTAATGTTTCATAATCAGTATCGTCATTTAAGTAGTTAGTAAAAGTAAATCCACTACCATTTACAAGTGCCGTATAATCCATTGTTGCTCCACTGGCAGTTCTTGGATTAGGGGCAATGTAATTCTTGATGATGTCTTTTGCGTTGAAACTGGCTTTCCCATAAGTGTTGGGTCTTAATTTTATTCTACCGATTTTCTCTGCCCCCGATTCATAAGGGTCAATGTAGAAATCAATAACATATTTGTAATTCGTATAATTCGCATAGTCATCGTCATATATCGTCCATATATGCTCACTATTGACGGGTTGTAATCCGTATGGTTCTTGTTGTATTGTAATCATATTCCTATTGTAATTGTGTTGTCGGGTGGTATAGATTTTAATGTTGTTCTTTCAATAAAATCATTTACACTTTCGGCAATCTGTTCTTCGTTTTTATCAAAGGTCTCTTCCAAACCTTTTACTGCTCGGTCATAAAAATAAGAAGGTTGAATACCAAACTTATAGATGTTTCTGGCAATACCAAAGGCTGCTGATAATTGTTCTTTTTCATCGTTTAACCCCAACCTCTTTTGAGCCCATAACTTTAAAGGTTCAATGGGGGGTAATTTAACACCACCAGGTTTTCTTCCGTTATTTACATAATACCAATAAGAGTTCATTAAGAAATCAACCTCAAAATCCTCAAAGTTATATACGGGTTCAATACTTTCAGCCAACGATGATGTGAAACCATAACCAACACCTGCTAATTTATTGGCTTCCCCTTGTGATGACCTTGATAAGTTATACCCTTGACCATAAGGGTAGGTCTCAAAGACCAAAGCATACCTTAACTCTTTGACGAATGCTTCCGCATATCTTTTTAGAAAATCGTTGAATAACTCGTCAATCTCTTCCATTAGTTAAAACTATTAAATGGTGCTATACATCTGTTTAATGGTTTATCCACGATTACTTGTAAAGCAATATTCCAACCGAATAATTTGTCTTCATATTGTTCGTTAAATGGGGTCATATTCACGGGTAATACAACATCGTATTTGTCTTCGTAGTTCCCCTCATCAGCATCAACTGAATATAAGAATTGAGCAACAACATCTTCGGCAATCTCCAATGTATCACTCCATAAATCCACTTGGATATTCTTGTTCTTTACATTATCTATATCACATATAAGAACATTAAAGTTATAAGTAATCTGTCCCCCGTCTCTGTTGGCTACTTGTGGAATAACATATAATAACGGATATAAAGGTGCGTTGTTTTTTATGGTGTTGTCTTTTGATACTTTTGATGAATATTCTTCATCGGTCTTCTGTTGTGTTAGAGTAATCAAATCTCTAATATCACCAACACCGAAACTTTGTAGTTGTTTGTGTTTTTCAACCAACAACTTAAAATCGTCTATTATGTTTTTTAAATTATAATATTGTGCCATTTTGATTATACATTTTCTTTATTTCCCTTTCCCTTTCTCTGTTCAACTCTTTTATATATGTTAAATAGTTAAAGACATAATAAAGGGGCATCTTTGTTATTTCCTCCAAGTTCCTAATGTCCTCACCAGCCAAGAATACGATTGTGCCATACCAACCCCAAATTGACGAAAAGGTTTCAATAGTTTCTTGCTCACCCTCTTCACCTTCCATTTTATCCTCAAATAATAAGGGGTATTTTCTCGTAATCGTCTTCTTAAAGTTAAAAAAAAAAGCAAACTCCCTTGTAAGTATTTTACTTCCAAATCTCTAAACAATTCAGTTCTTTCTTTAACCTTATCCGCCGAATAAGTTGATTCACCTTCTTCCATATACAACATCGCCATCAATTCATTCATATTGGCTTTCTTATAACTTTCGTCTCTTTGTAAGAAAGTATCAATATCTACAAACTGACCAAACGACATATTGTTAAGGTCTAAAAACTTATAGTTCTTACCCCCAAACTCAAACTCGGGGTAAAACTTTTCACCAATCTCCAAGAAGTATTTGGTCAAGAAATCTGCGGCTTGTTTAACTTGTAGAAAGTTGGCTTGTCTTAATAGGTCTTCTTCTATTCCCGTTGTTAAGGATACAAGATATATTCTAAAATCGTCTTCCTCTTCCAAATCTTTCATAAGGTTTAACATCGCCCACTTTTGTATGGTTGGAGGTTTAACCTCATAATCTTTTCCGTCTAATTCTATAACAATCTGTTCTTCCATAATATTAAATATAATTGTATTTTATTCTTCACCTATGTTTTAGTAAATGTAATAACTCCCCTTCGTCTTCTTTTCCCTTAAACTATTTAGAGCAATCGCAAGGGACATTATCGTATCATCGTGAGCTCCGTTTATTGCTCTGTATTGAACTTTCCTTGTTGATGGACTATAACTATAAGTGAAGGTCTGTAATTCGTTGTAGAGGGGTCTAAATAAGTCCTCCGTTGGTAATTTAAGATTACCCGTATTCAACTCATAAATAAGGTCTTCTATGATTTGTGTTTTACTTTGATTGGTCGTTTGGAATGGGTGTAGGTTTTTATACTTCTTACTTAACTGCTCATACAAGGGGTCTCCAATTCCATTTACCTCCATCATTGCTGTTGCTCCATATCTGTTAAGGTGATTCACCATTTCATTTATGATATTATCCCACGACTTGTTATTGTCTCTATAAATGAATACCACATTACCATCATCGTCCAATATCGTCAATACAGAATAATCCGTTTGTCGTCCAACATCAATCCCCGCATAATATCGTAAGTTGTTTGTCTTTGGTCTCCACTCTGGTAGGACACAATAGTTGTCTATATCCTTGAATACAGAACCACCACCATCAACCCACTCACCCAATACCTCTGCTCTATAAATGTCTTCTGGCATTGTTTTCTTTGCTTCGTCCAAATCTTCGGGGTTTATGTATGGATTATCATAAGATGACCCGTGAATACTTACATATTCTTTTTTGTCGGGGTCTTGTCCTAATATGTCCAACTTGTATAAGTAATTCCCCTTGTTCTTTGGTGTTGATAAGAACAGACACTTCTTACCCTTTACCAGTATTGTAGGTTTTAATACTTCACTCCATACATTGTCCTTTACGAAGGCTGCCTCATCAACAATAAGATAATCGTTTGTATAACCCCTCAATGTATCTGCGTTTTCAGTTGAACGGAATAGTATTTTGGAGCCGTTTAATAACTCCATTTCGTAGTTTGATTTGTTTGACGATACAAGTATTGGTGTCCCCGCTATTGCGTTATATACATCATCAAATACTTTACGGACTTGTGAGTATATCGGGGCACAGAACATACATACAACTCTGTTGTTTTCCAATGACCACTTCAATAAAAGATTGGTTGCCAGTAATGACTTTCCGACCTGCCTTCCCACAATAAGTGTTGCGTATTTAATCGTGGGGTCTTCAATCTTGTCTATCCATTCTTTTTGTTTATCGTATGGACTAAAACCTTCAACATCTATAATCACTAATTGTTGTCTTTATAAAACTTTATTACATCACCCATCATTCGTGTAATGGGTTTTCCATTTTGAATGCTTAATTCCACTAATGCTTTGTGGTCTTTTTCTTTTACTAATACACCCTTGTAATCGTATTCGTATGTCTTACCTTTTTTACTTTTAACCTTCATCGTTTCCAAACTTAAATCTAATCTTTAATTCTTGTTTTACATCTACCTTTTCTGGTTCATTCATTCCCAACAATTTTGTTATGTCGTTTAACACTTGTCTTGCGTTGGTGATGTCCCCATTTTGTAAAGATAAATCATACAACGACCAATACTTCTGTAGATGTTTGTTTATCAGTTGGTCTCTTTCCAACTGGTATTTATCGGTCAATAAAGTCCATACCCTCAACCAGTATTCGTTTGATTGTTTCTGTGATAATCCGTTTGTCTTCTTACACCATTCAACATATTCTGTATAAGATAAATGGTTGTCCAATATTTGTTGTAGTGAAGTGTTTAGGAAATCTTCCGTCTCAACCCTATTTAATTTAACTCTGGTGGAACCAACGGGTCTTCCCCTACCCCTTTGTCGTCTTGTCTCATTTAATTCGTTCTTCCTCATATTTTCGTCTTAATGAATTAAGTTTGTTTATATTACACTTTCCACAAGATGTGGGGGATTTATTCTCGTTGAATATTCTGTTATACAAATCATAAATCTTTACAAGTTGTGCGTGTGAATATCCCCTTTTTTCCATTAGGGTTTGTATCTCTTCTAATTCCTCAAATGTCCATCGTTGTTCCGTCATCATATAATACTCTAATTCCTATAATTTGTTTATGTTCTATTTTACCCCATCTATATCCTCTGTTGATATGTGTAATCAATTCACGACTAACACCATATAAGTCGGCTATTTGTTGATGGGTAAAATCTCCCGTGTTTAAGAGTTGTTTAATCATCTCTACTTTCTCTTCATTTAGTTTTGTTGCTCCCGATGCCATAATTCTTTTAATTTAGTTTTTATTTGTTTTATATGTCTCCCCACACTATTTAGGGGGATACTGGTTTGCTTGCTTACATTTGTTAAAGTTTTCAATTCCACATAAAGTAAAAACAAATCTCTACTATACCAATCAAAATCCTTTTCTAATGTGTTTTTAACCCATTCCATCGTTGGTATGGATTCAACATATTCCTCGTCCTCAATCTGCTCTATAATGTTCTCTATAATCGGTCTGTGGTGTTGTGTGGGTTTCCTATACTGATAATGATATGGTGATGTCTTTGAAAACCAATTTGTCTTAACAACATTTATAAAATAATACTTCTTCTGTTTGTCTGGTATTTTATCTAACTTGTCTTGTTTATTTAATAACTGCTCCACCACACAACCATACAAATCACCAACACTCTTGGGGTCTCCACAAATAGTCCCCGTGATTGCCAGCATCTCTGTATGGTTATTTTCAATCCACTTATAGAAAGTCATTACTAAATAATATCTTTGTTTTTATAATAAATATAACAAACTTTGTTTTTTTCTGTATATGAGCATAAAAAAAACCCCCATCGTTGAGATGAGGGTTCTAAACTTAACTTTTCTTATAGTTTTTTCTACTATACAATTATAAGATATATAAAAATATTGATTTAGTAAATATAAAAAGGGGAGCTATTAAACCCCCCTTAAACTACCTTTTAGACAGATAAACTAATTTAACATTATGGTAAATTACAAAGGTAGTTCATTATCTTCATTAAAACCTTCTTTTGAAAGTTTTACACCCATTTTGTCTATAATATCAAAATGTTTCTTATCAAGTTCATTACCTTCTTTGAAGAACTCTTCATAATATTCTGTTATAAGGTCTTTTTCCATTAGAAACTTTCTCATTTTTGAATGATGGATTCTATGTGTTTCACTTGCTTCCAAGTGTAATTCAAACGCT